TATTTACAATTGTTTTAAATTGTTTATATATCTTTAGGATCTATTAATAACAATAAACAAAACAAAACATGGAAACAATCAGCAACCTTTTACTAGTAAGTCAACTAGTTTTATTCACCCTATTCATGGCAAACTTGGGTAGGTTATTAGTTCACCTTTTAATTAATGACGATGCAAACAATTAGCCTATTTGAATTTATCGCCTTATTTATTGGCGGTATCTTACTTTACACATTAGCCAAAACAATCTGGCAAGAATTAACAAAATACAAATAACCTTTAAACATCTACAAAATGAACAACAAAGTCTTAAATTACGCAAAAAAACAAATTGAGGAAACAGATAAAAGTATCATTGTTTTACTTGATAATCATTTATACATTCAAACCAGTTTTGGTAGTGTTTATAAATTAGCTGAGGATGAAATATTTTTTTTAGCCAAACATTATCTAGAAAATGAAATCAATTCTTTAGAACACATTTAAACCTAATACAATGAAATACACTATTGAATATCAACCAACAATTAGCGAAACTTGTAAAACTTACATAGTTAATAACATACCTTCAGTATTTGTAAATGATAGCACCGCAATTTGGGGCTTAAGATATGTTATAGAAACACTAGAAGAAGAAATCAGCCAAAACAATGAAGAAGAAATTTTTGGTATTAAAATGGAAGATATTAAAATATTAAAACAATTAAATATTGAAAAAGTAAGTTACATAGAATTTTAAACAAATAAAACCTAATACAATGACACAAACAGAAACACAACAAACACTAAAAGAATCTTTAAAGTTAGCAAAGCAGGAAGCAAGAAAGGAAGCTAAAAGACTTGCAAAGATTGAAGCAGAAAAGAATCAAAAGCCAGTTAAGGAAATAACATTCTCTATTGAATGGAGCAAAGCATTCCACCCTACTTTAGAAGCTCGTGCTTATCATATTGACGGATCAACCTCTTATGTTAAAGCTAGGGCTGGAGGCTGGGGATATTGCAAAGAAAGTACAGTGATTGCGGAGGCTTTTAATAGTTTATTGAAGTATAAACTTTACGAGCTGGTAAATCTACCAAGTGATTTCACGCCTTATGGAGTATATATAAACCGCAACGGATATACTGGATATTCTGGAGGTATTGGCGTTTCTTGTTATTACTCAATCGCTGAGTTAATCGGTGGTAAGTTTGAGAAATTAGCCAGTGGCAAAACTTTTGACGCTTATAAGTTCACAATGAATAAATAATAAATAAAAATATCAATATGAAAAGCATATATAAAAAAAGAGAGGAAATAGTATCAAAATGGATTGATAAGGCTCAAGCGATTTTGACACCTTATGAAATGTTCAATTTGTTTATTGATTCAATGACAAAAGATAAAAAAATGGACTTTCTAGAGGATGTTAAAGATGAGTTGACTTATAATGGTTATATTATTTTTAAGCCAACCAATTTAGCAGATGAAATAAAAATTGAAGAGTTCAAAGAATCAATGAACTTTTAAGGTTAACTGACGAGCTTTTAATAAGCGAAATAAAGGCCCCTAAATTGGGGCTTTTATCTTAACCAAAAACAAAACAATGACACTAAAGCAAATTGAAAAGGCTTTGCGTACTGGTAAAGCTGTTTATTGGGTAAATACTGGCTATCAAGTAAAAATGCCTAACAATGGCAATATACAAGAAGCCTATATCGAATATTTACCAACTGGATGGGCTTGCGGTTTAACAAATAACAAAACCCTTAAATTAATTGATAATCCCAAAGACTTTTTTATATCAAAAGACTACTGGATTGAATATTTAGCAAAATAAGACGTTTTTAGCCACTTTCTTTGCGGTTGGTATGTTTATACTATCCAAATAAGATAAGCGAAATTTAAGCCTTAAAAGTGCCTTAAAATGCCTTTTAGCTATGCTTTGCCTTTACATATCGGCAAAAGCTAGTTAAATGTGCAACTATAAAGCAGTTGCAGCCAAAAACCTGCCAAAAACCCTATGCAAAAACTCCCCAAAAACTCCATCCAAAAACCTCACAAAAATCTTTTATAACTAAACAAAAATCTATGGCAAAAATCCTTGTGGCTTGTGAAGAAAGCCAATCAGTAACAAAAATCCTCAGAGAATTAGGTCACGAAGCATTTTCTTGTGACATTTTGCCTTGTAGTGGTGGTCATCCCGAATGGCATTTCCAGGCTGACGTATTTAAAATTATTAACAAAGGATGGGATTTAATGATCGCACACCCACCTTGTACTTTTTTATCTGTTAGTGGTGCAAGACATCTTTACAACAAGGATGGATCACCTAACCTAGAAAGGTATAAAAATCAAGCTGAAGCTTTAAATTTTGTCCAAAAACTTATGGATGCACCTATTTCTCGAATAGCTATTGAGAATCCTGTTTCCGTTATATCAACAAAAATCCGTAAACCTGATCAAATAATTCAGCCATATATGTTTGGGGATGAGGCTACCAAGACAACTTGTTTATGGCTCAAAAATCTGCCAAAGCTAGAACCTACAAAGATTGTTGGTAAAGGTGAAAGAACTGTTTTTAAAAGTGGCAAATCTCATCCTAAATGGTATGCTGATGCCTTAGCAACTGCAAAAACTCCTGCTCAACGTAGAACGCTAAGATCAAAAACTTTCCAGGGAATAGCAATTGCTATGGCTACACAATGGACAAAAGATTTATAAATTTCACAAAGTTTTAACACAAAATATCCTAAAATATAAAAACAAATACTAATTTTACAAAACAATTATAAACAAAACAAAAAACCCATGCACGAATTAATCACACTTAGCTACCAGATGAAGTGCGGTATTACTGGCACAATCATTGACAAAGGCGAACAAGCCTATTACAACCATCAGACAAAAACCTGTATTCATCCTGTAGAATACGAAAGGAACATGAGCCAGGTCAAGATAGGTGATCCAAAAACCTATTTTACTAGATTATCTAAATTAAACAACAAAAAACCATAAACTATGACACCAATGCAAGAACTACTAGAGTACATTAAAACTGCTCACACCTTTACATTCCTTCCTGATCAATTAGCAAAAACTATTGAAGATAAGTATTTGCCTATGGAAAAATCTAAAATTAGACAAGCCTTTGATGATGGCGAAATCAACGTTTGGAATGGCAAAAGAGATGAATCCTTTGAATTTGAAGGAGGGATTGACTATTTTGAAAAAACATACAAAAAACCCTTATAATGTCATACTCAACTTGCTGTGGAGCACATACCACAATGCCTGAAATGGGAATATGTCCTGATTGCTTAGAACATTGCGACTGGGAAGATGAAGAAGAACCATCAGATGATCAAACATTTAATAACAATAAGACTGAAGGTGGTATAACTGGAACACCAAATAACTGGCAAGGAAGATAAAAATATTAAAACACACATAAAAAACAAACAAACATGAAATTAGAATTTGTACAAGAATCAGACCAAGTCTTAGGTGGTACACTTTACTACACAAAGCAAGATGGTATCTTAATTAGCGGATCTATAAATATTGATAAGGACAAAGCTTATGATATATTTATGAAGCTTAGTCAGGGAATACCATTAAGGATTACAGAAGTATTAGAAACAAAAACCTATCAAAAACCCTCTCAGGAGGAATAAACCAACACAATGCTGAAACTAACCCTCGATCAAAAGAAAAAAGGTATCAAAGAAGAGTTTACCTATGTAAACAGTAACGGAAGAATGTCGAAACAATACACCTACAAAGGGATGTATATAACATGGGATAATCAAATCCTACATGGCAAATGGTATTACTGGCGAAGTAGTTATTACGCTTCATTAGACGCAGCAGTTCAGGGAATAGACAGACATATCAATCACTTTAAAAACACAAACAAATGCTAGAGATTACAGATTACAAAAGCCTATTTAAGTATGGCGACATGAAGAAGATTATGGAAATAACAGGCTATAGTCGTTATGTAATAGAAACAAGACTTAAAAACAATGATTACGAGATGACAGAGTTAATCAAAACATTCTATGACAAAAAACTTGAATTACTTAAAAACCAAATATGGGAGCATCAGAAATAAGCTATTACGTTATGCCAGGACTAAAACATAGAGAAGTAAGATTTGACCAAGTAATTAAAACAGTATGTGAAGTCATGAAAATTGATAAATATAAGTTACTTACGCCAAACAGGAGTAAAAACTTGGTTTTTGGTAGAAATATGTGTTACTTTATTTTTAGACGTTATTTTTCGATGACACTAAAAGAAATAGCACAAGCTTTTGACAGAGATCACACTACAGTTATTCATGGACTTGTAACATTCCAAAATGATATAGAATGTATCAAGTTTTATAAAACTCAGTTCTTAGACGTACAACAAACATTAGGATTACACACAAACAATAAAAAACTAAATATTTTAACATCAAACTAAACATTATGCTATCATCATTCGCACACTTAAACGAAACAGACAAAAGAATCTTTGTCGCAAAAATCATCCACAACATGAGCTATAGTCAATCAAGTTTTGAAACTATGGAGGCTATAGTTAAAATGTGGGAACAATATCCAATTAGAAAGGCACAATTTTTTACACAACAAAATCAATTAACACATGGAACTGCAAACAACTAACACACAAATTCAAGCTCCTAGTTACCAAATGGTCAACAAGGACTCTATGCTTTCTTTATCTAACGAGCTTAAACGCTTTGTAAAGGATGCACACTTAGTATCTAACATTAAGGGTAAGGACTATTGTAACGTAGAAGCCTGGCAGATGGCTGGTGCTTCATTAGGTTTATTCCCTATCATTACAAGCGTACAAGACTTATCAAGTGAAAAAGAGATTAAGTACATGGCTACTTGCGAAGTTAGATCATACCAAGACAATAAGTTAGTGTCTGTAGGTATCGCAATATGTTCTAACAAAGAAGGTAGTAAAAAATTCTTTGATGAATATGCTATCTTATCTATGGCACAAACTAGAGCAGTAGGTAAAGCATTCCGTAATCAGTTAGCATGGTTGATGAAAGCTGCTGGATTTGAGGCGACACCTGCTGAAGAGATGGACTTCGTACATGAAGAGCCGAAAAAAACCTCTAAGCCAGTACAGACTGTTGTAGCTGAAATCTTAGAAGAAGAGCCTACAAGAGAAGAAATAATGATGGAAGTAGCTAAGTGTACTAAGGTTAAGCAATTGACTGACATATACTTTACTTACAAGCAATCATTTGATTCTGATGAAACATTGATGAAGGTATTAAAAATGAAAAAAGAAAACCTAAAATAAAATGAATTTAACATTATTACCAAAAGTAGAACTTAGTTCTATAGAACCGAACAAATTTGCTATTGAGTTAATCAAATCGCAAATAGTAGATCACTTTACACAGACTGGTGAGTCACCATTAGAGTTGCTCGTTAAGTCTGAAGCTGTAGTACAGCTTTTAGAAGGCATTAGAGCCGATTTAAAAGAGTTAGTATTAGATGAGCTTAGTAAGTATCCTGGAGGCAAGGCTGAGGTCTTAGGAAGCGAAATGGCTAAGTTTGAATCAGGTGTTAAGTATATCTATGACCAAGATTATACTTGGAGCAAAATGAATGAAGAAATTGAGTCATTAAAGTTTGCTTTAAAGGAAAGAGAGAAGATGCTTAGAACATTGCCTATGGCTATGGTTGATCCTGAATCAGGCGAAATGGTACACCCAGCACCTAGAATTAGCACTACAACCTTTAAGATTAACTTAAAGAAATAAAAACTTTGACCACCTCAAGATATTAAATATTTTAAACCAAAATAGTAATTAGGGGACTTGGGGTGGTTTTTTAATCTTATGACAATCATTTTAATTATAGCACTTTGGGAACTAGGTAAAAACCTATTCTATAAACTTATAAACAAATGAAACAAAAATTCATATTTACATACGAACTTGTAAAGTTTGTAGTAATATCTATACCACTAGCAATATTGCTATTTGTAACATTAACAATAACTAGTAAATTCAAGAATATATGATGGAGATTGCAGGATTAGAGAACTCAGTACCAGTGAGGATGATTTATGTTGACGACAAAAGTGAAGTATTGTTTAAGTCTTTAGCTCATGCAGCAAGGAATACAAGGATCACACAAGACTCAATAAAGAAATCACTTAGCCCTTTATTAAAGAAGAAATTCAAGCACAATAACAGAGATGTTGTTTTTAGGATAGTTAAGGATAAATAGTATATTTGTCATGAGTATTGCAGACTCATTAAGAACTTATTGCCCTTGATACGAACCCCTATCTGCAATGTAGGGGGAACTTGATAGGGCACTTTTATTTTATGGAAAGAGATTTTAAGGGAGTTTGGATTCCCAAAGAAGTGTGGTTAGATGAAAATTTAACATGGATGGAAAAGCTATTGTTGGTAGAAATAGATAGCTTAGATAAAGAGAAAGGTTGCTTTGCGAGTAACAAGTATTTTGCCGAGTTTTTTCAGTTGAGTCCATCAAGGATTAGTGAGTTAGTAAGCCAGTTGGTTAGTAAGGGTTATATAACTACCTTTCTTTTGTATGATGGTAAGCAAGTAAAACAAAGGATTTTAACACCTACAGTACCTATTCGGAAAAGAGAACTAGGTATTCGGAATATCGAAGAGGGGTATTCGGAAAAGGCTGAGGATAATAATACAATACTTAATAATACAATTAATAATAAATCTATAAATATATCGTTTGATACCTGGTGGGATTTATATGATAAGAAGGTTGGTAGTAAAACTAAACTACAAAATAAATGGAATAAGCTAACTGATGATCAAAGAACACAAGCTATAAAACATACTAAGGAATATAAGATAGCACAACCTGATAAACAATACCGTAAAAACCCTGATACATACTTAAATAACGAATCATTTTATGATGAGATAATTAAGCCAAAGGATTTTAACCAAGTACCTACAAACAAAATAACTACACAAATAAAACTTAAATGATAGCTATAAACCTACCAAAAGCTTTAGATATTGAATCTAACATACTTGGGGCATTACTTTTAGATAAAAGGACTATCCCATTGGTTATAGGTCATCTAAAAACTGACATATTCTACGATCTAAAGCACCAAAAAATCTTTAATGCTATTAAGGAAATGTATGATAGTAACATATCTATAGACCTTACTACTGTAGCTCAAAAACTCTCCCAAGATGAGGACATTATACGAGAAGGTGGTGCTTACTACTTATCAAAGTTAACTGATAATGTAACTACAACTGCTCACATAAATACCCATATTGAGATTGTAATTGAGATGTATAAGAAGCGTGAAGCATATAAAGTCCTTAGAATAGCTGAGAATAGTTGTTTAGACAACGATAGTGTAGCAATAGATTTACTATCGGACCTAAATAGTCAACTTATAGGTTTACTTGAATATGGTAATTTATACGAAAAAAGCATAACTGACGTAGTTATGGCTATCAACTTTGCTAGGGACTTAGCAAGTAATGGCGAACTTTTAGGATTTAATACTGGATTCCAAGAGTTAAACCAAACCATAGCAGGATGGTGTAAACCTGACTTATGTATTATAGCTGCAAGACCTGGAGCAGGTAAGACAGCAATGATGCTTTCTAGTGTTTATCACTTAGCTATCTTAAATAGCGTTCCTACGGCTATTTTTAGCCTCGAAATGAGCTCCGAACAGCTTGTTGAAAGGTTAGAGTCAATAACGAGTCAAGTTCCGTTAAAACGCCTTAGAACGAATAATTTGAATGACTATGAACGTAAGCTACTTTTAAAGACAGATGACAAGATAATCACAGCACCCATCTACATAGAAGATACAGGAGGAATAAGTATCTCACAACTCAGAGCTAAGGCTACTATTCTTAAGCAGAAGTATGGTATTAAGGTAATATTCCTTGACTATCTTCAGCTTATGAGTGGACAAGGCAAAGCAAACCAAAACCGAGAGCAAGAGGTTAGTCTAATAAGCAGAAGCCTTAAAGCCTTAGCCAAAGAGTTGGAAGTCCCTATAATAGCCTTATCGCAGTTAAGCCGTAAGGTAGAAGAGAGAGCTGACAAGCTACCAATGTTGTCCGATCTTAGAGAGTCAGGTAGTATCGAACAAGATAGCGACATAGTAATAATGTTAATGCGTCCTGCATATTATGAGATGACTGAACCAGTAGAAATTGATGGAAAAGAGTATGATCCTAAAAATCTTGTTATAGTCAAAGTTGAAAAAAATAGACATGGACCGACAAAAAATATGGCAGTAAGATTTATAGGTGAAACAATAACATTCGAAGATTATAAATTATAAAAATGAAAGACATAAAAAATTACGAAAATTACCAAATTGGTAAAGATGGAAGAGTGTTTAACAAAGTAAAAAGTATCTATATGAAACCAAACTTGAGTAAACTTGGTTATTATAGAATTGGACTAACTAATGCAGATGGTAAAAAGCTGTTCAGTATACATAGATTAGCTGCTTTAACTTACTTACCTAACAATGATAATAAGCCTCAGGTAAATCACATAAACGGTATAAAAACAGATAATAGATTAGAAAATTTAGAATGGGCTACTAGGGAAGAAAATATGCAACACGCTTATACAAATGGATTAATGAAGGGATTTTATGATGCATCTAACAAAATTGTAATTAATATAAATAATGGAGTTTTTTATGATTGTGTTAATGATGCTGCTAAATCAATTAATATGAACTATTCTACACTTAGAAGTATGCTTCAGGGTCATAGAAAAAATAAAACACCACTTAAATACGCTTAAACTATGAAGCAAAAATCTATCGAGGTAGAAGTTATAGAAGGCGAAGACCTTAACATAGAGAATATGAAACAACGTATCGTTACTAAAGCTTGGTATGATACTGCAAGATTTAACGAGATAACAGATATTGCAGTCGGTATCGGTATGGGAACTAGAACACTATATTTTTATGCTAGAAAATTAAAACTACCTAAAAGAAGTGGACTTAAATAGGAACTATAAGAATACTCGTAAGTTCGACATAGAACAAGCTAAGGCTAAAGATGGCACTTACCAGGCATTGTTATTGTTTGCTAGAGATACAAAGGTTATAGTTATTCAACAGCCAAAAGCATTGAAACAAAAATTCATGTGGCTAGAATATGAGAATAATGGTAAGCCTAGTGGCATCGCTGACCTAAGAGTAGAGTTCTTTGCTATCAACTTTGACCTTAAAGATAGGATCTACTTTATACGAGCTGAAATGCTTAGAATAAAGGCAAGAAGACACTTTAAATGGGGTAAAACTAAGATAGTCGAGGGCATAAGATATGTAAAAGTTCCAACTGTGGAGATGATACGTTTCGATTAATTGATGTAATTTCGTTTATATGACATACAAAACAGCAAGTGACTTAACCAAGATGATGCTAGAATATTTAGATAGTTTAGGTTATGAAGTATGGAGGAATAATAACCTAGCAGTTAAGGGAAGGTCTTTCATTGGTAAGAAAGGTTTACCTGACATCATTGGTTACCATAAGAACTATGGTCAATTCATTGCTTGTGAGATTAAAGCTATAGGTGATAGACTAAGTGTATCACAGATAGAGTTCTTAACTCACTTAGGTATGTGCGGTGGCACATCTATTGTATGTCAACAAGTATCAGACGGAACAATTAATTTAAACATATTTTTAGACAATGGCGAAAGCAAAATCAGCATCTGGGACGAGTATAAAGGTGAGTTTCGGGAAGCGTAAGGAAGGTAAGGCAAAGAAATCTTATAACAAACATAGTCCAAGACCAAAATCATATCGTGGTCAAGGACGCTAAACAACAATTATGGAAAATCAAGAATTAGAAAACAAGGCAGAAAATGTAACTAAGACTACTAAGAAAGAAGTTAAGGTTACTGTAGTTCCTAAGGAAAGCAAGTTTGTAACTGCTGAAACTATTAAGTTAGTTGAAGACATCTTAAACGATGGCACAGTAGACATCAAATGGAGAGCACAACTTAAAGAACAAGTAAGAAAATACAAAGGACATGGAGAATAATTATGAATACGATTCAGTTGTTGAGAATGTTATAAATCGTTTAAAAGATAGAGCAAGGATTGGTTTTGAAAAGTATGGAACTGACCTTGACAGAAACGACCTAATAACAGAACAATGGATTGAACACGCAATAGAAGAGGCATTAGATTTTAGTCTTTACCTTACTAAATTAAAAGAACAATTAAAGAAAAGTTTATAATGGGTGCTGTAATAGAAAATATTATTGGTCATAAATATAATAGATTAACTGTTATAGAAGCACTACCAAGTAAAAATTTTAATGGCAGTTCTAAAAGAATGTGGTTATGTAAGTGTGAATGCGGTAAAGAAATAATTACATTTACATCTAGTCTTAAAAGAAATAACACAAAATCTTGCGGATGTTTAAAAGATGAAACAAATAAAGAAAATTCTATAAAATCAAGACATAAATTAGCAAATATTGATGCTGGTTTTTCTGAAATTTACAATAGTTACAGAAATAATGCTATACAAAAAGGAAGAGATTTTGAATTAAGTATAGATGATATCAAGTTAATTGTAGCACAAAATTGCTTTTATTGCAATGATGAACCAAGCAATACAATAAAAAGAAGGTATTATAAGTTTAACTATAATGGTATTGACAGATTTGATAACAATAAAGGTTACACTATAGAGAACACAGTACCTTGTTGCAAAATGTGTAATATTGCAAAAAATAATAACTCATACGATAAATTTGCAGAATGGGTTAATAGATTGACACTTAATTTTAAAAATAGTTTATAAACCAAAACAAATATCATGGCAACACAAAAAGAGAACTTCTTAGGAAGATGTTTCACACTTAGATCAGCTTACGGATCATTCAGAAAAGTATCATTCGGTCCAGAGGACTTAAAGAAACTAAATGAGTTCGCAGCATCTAACAAAGGATGGTGTTCTATCCTTATCAAAGACAAAAAGAACGCAGGACCTGAACAAAGTGATTTCTATTGCGAAATGGACACATTTAAAGCAGGTGATTATAAACCAACGGAGAAAAAATTACCATTTTAGTTATGAATCCAAAAATTTACAAAGAAATAATCATCAACCTATTACTTTTATTAGTAGGTTTGTATCTACCATTTGCATTTATTATCAATAAGTACAATCCTTTAGTTTGGGAATGGTATGAAAGATGTTTATACGTTATAGCAGTTGTAGCAACCATAGGATATGGTGCTAATGTTTATAACAAAAAGTAGTATGTTTTGTTTGTAGTTTAATAGTTAGACGCTGCTATTCTTAGTGGCGTCTTTTTTGACACATAAAAAACCCCCAGATTTTACCTGAGGGTTAACCAAAACTACACACAATCACACACCACACATGAGAGCTATTTTAATTATGACTATTTCTAGTGTCATAAAACTTTGTCAATACTGATCCGTATAGGATTGCCTGATACCTTGTAATAAAGCTATCTACTGATTCATTCACATAGAAGTAATCTTCATTAGCCATATATACAAAACACCTATCACCGTCTTCTTCATCAGCCGTTACACTCGCCACCTGATAGATGTTGATATAAGCATCTGATTCCTCAGAGTTATCCTGGAAATCATAGCTTTCATCTTCCTCTTCGGTCAGTTGTATGATGTGCATTAACATTTGTGATACTATTTTTAAGTACAGTAAGTCGTAATTCCCTAACAATCAACTCAAGCCTAGCTTCTAAGTGAGTCTTTTCTTTCATTAATTGGTTAATCTTAACGTCTACCTCTCTGTTCATACAAATTTACGATTTAATTGATACTGAAATAAAAAGTGCATACTGCATTGTAAACCAATGTAATACACACTTTCTTTATATTTACTAGACTATAGTTACTTTCTAGGTAACCTAATAATCTTACTGCCTAGAGGCATCGGAACAAATATAGCAACTCTTCCGCCATCTAGAACAACTCCACAGCCTAATGTGGGTCTTTTGGGGAAAGGTCGTGAATACTCCATAGCGTAGGCATCAATATCGATACCACAGCCTACATTCATTCCGAATATCATATCCTTATCGGATGAGCTATAAAGCACACCTCCAAAGCTATGTATATGACCTATTACTGTTGATTGTCGAGCATCTCTTGCTCTATTGATTGCACCTGCTTGTCCTGATGATCCTGTACCATGAGTATATAGAACACCGTCTATTTCCCATTCTAAAGCCCATTTCCAGCCTTTAGGGGCATCCCAAGCTTGTTCATAAGACTTGATAAATCGTTCTGGTAAACCGCTTGTTTGAGCCTTTCTTTTATGAAGGGCTGAGTGGTTACCAATACATACTTTTACGTTAGGGAATTGTTTGTACCATTTATACATAGCAGCTTGTGCTAAGTCTGCTTCTCTACCTGCTCCATGTCCGTCAGGTTTAGATTCATGGTAACTGATGGCATGATTGTCAACTTCATCTCCAATATGTACTACCTCAGAACATTGAAACTTATTCGCTACTTCATAGCAAAAAGCTTTATAGCCTGGATGACAGAATGGCTCATGAGTGTCGCCTATTACTAGGACATTTTTCTTGCTCATTATATGTGGTTTTGGTTTGGTTAGATTTTGTGGTTAGAATATACAGTCTTATTGTTTACTTTTAAAGCATCTAATATCTGCCTTCTGTTCTTACCTACATTGTAACTTACATGAACCCATCCATAATTAAACTCGTTAATTAGCTGATCAAACTCAAGCTCATTCTTTATGTATTCAAAAATCTGTTTGTTAGTCACACCTGGAATATTATCCATATCTATATCTGCTGCTTTACCTTCGCAATGCTGTGACCTTAAACTTCCACCTATATAATGATTGAGAACCTTACTTCTATAGCCACTAGAAATAATAATAGGACCAAACTTCATTCTGATTGGTTCTAATACTCTTTCACAAAGTATCTTGATATTCTCTATGTGTTCAGGAGTTGGTTGGTTAGATACACCATGTCTTTTAGCTGATTCGCTACGAGTAAACTCTGCTAGATTAAAGTGTGCTGATAATTGCATGATACACTAAATTAGAACTTTTTTCTAAACTGCTTTTTTATGAAGCCGTACATCTGCATTCCTAACCAAACAATAGTCATCAAGTAAACGATAGTTTGTAGTAATGGGTTTAACACTACTACTCCAAAAATATCTAGCCATGAAATAGCCATTGTTACTACACCCAAAGGTGTTAAATCGCTATCTAATTGGTCGAAATTGCTCATTATATCTGTTATTTCTTATTAAAAATTGACGTTACAACACTAGCTGACAATAAAGTCGCTGAATACATAAGTAAAGAATCAAAAGCAAGTTGTGGTAATAACGCTGTAAATATGCCAATTATTGCACTTAATAATGCTAGTAAACCAGCCACTCTTTTAGAGCTTACTTCACTACCTCCTGAAACCATATCCTTGAAAAACTTCATTATTTTTTACCTATTTTAAAATATAAGCTACCTGAGTATCCTATATTATTATTTTTATTAATATTTACATTAAGACCTATTAGAGCCTTATTTTTGGCATTTAATATCAAACCAGGACTTAGTACTTCCAAGCCATTAGAAGGGCTAAAATCGCCTCTAAAGCCCCAATAAAGGGTATTCTTAGCTTTTTCAGCATAAAACTCCTTTACGAGTATGGTTTTTTCCTTGATTTGAGCTGTAAAAGACCTTGATTTGATGCTATTTTGTGAAATAGTATCTTCTATGACAAAGGTATTAGAATCTTGTCTAATAGTGTCAGAATAGGCTTTTATGGTGTTATAATCCCTTAAAACAAATACAGTATCATGTACAAAATTCTGTACAGAATCTAGTACAATATAAGGAATCGAGTCTCCTTTCACCCACCTGGTGGTCACATTGGTTTTGTAAATCGTGTCATGAATCTCTTTAATCTTATTATAGTTCCTTAGATCACTAAAGTCATACTTAACGTCTGACTTATGCGTATATTCATATAGGTACACGCATCCAAAGAAGCTAACAATAATGATTAAATAGTCCTTAACAGTCCTCATTATTCCTATGGGTTAGTAAAAGGTAACGGAAGTAAAGACCATTTATAGCCTTTATGCGTTCTTTTATAATTTTTTAAACATTGTGTTATACAAGCAGCGTTGGCTTTTAATTCTTTATAAATATATCTTCTATTGTACCAAACCTTTATTAAATTATCATTTTTATCATATTGACCTATTGGTTCATATATAGATAACCAATATTGTTCAGTTTTTCTTTTATGCTCCTCTGTCCAAGAACCATTTGATTTGCCTGTGAAATATTCTGATAACTTTCTTCTATGTTCTTCAGATTTTGGTTTACCTCTTAATCCAGCTGCAGATTTTGCTATTGACTCTTTGCTTCTTGGTGGTTTATGTTTTGCAGCTTCTCTTAACTTAGCTTTTGTTTCTTCAGATGCTTTTCTACCTTTATTCCATATACCTTGAAATCCTTCACCTCCATCAGTTAAATTAGCAAGAGTTCCTGTCTTTTTATCAATTCTACCATATAAAGCAATAAGTTCTATTTCTTTATCTAATGCTTGTTCTCTTGTTAAATCATCAAATAATATTTCTACATCATAATTAGTTCTTGAAACTATTGACTTCCAAATAATATTTTTTCTTTGATTCTTCTCATAAGCCCTTTTTATATGAGTAGCTATCCCAATATAAAATGGTTCATTTTTATCAAGCCTAATATGTCTATATACATAAGCCATTAAAGCAAAGATAAAGACTAAGGGTTAGAAAATGGCAAAGGCAAAGAAATTATCGGTGGATTAACTTGATTCTCTATTTGAGCATCTAAATTAAGGTCTAAAGCTGGAACATCTATTGAAGCATCTAACCAACCACAAACAATGTCATAGGTTAAATCCTCGTAAGGGATAAAGTCAGTAACGTCATCCTTTGAGAATGATTGAGAGCCATAGACACTTGCAAAGTATTCTACTCCGTTAATTGTTTCTTTAGCGTTACGATTCCAATGTGCGACTACTACAAAGTCTGTTAAAGTTCCGTCTTGTGGAACGCAGTCTAATTGATTTATGTACCAGTATTTCATATTATTTATTTTTAAGTATTTCTATTTCTGCTTTTAATTCTTGGATTGCTTTTATATATACTGCGTGTAGTTGGTCATAGTTAATACCCATTTTACCTGTTGAAGGTGTTACAAAAACCGCCTCTGGTATTATCGCTTCCATTTCTTGTGCTATGTTACCATTTTGTCTGCCTTCTCCGTAATTTTTATACTCATCAATAAAATCAAACCATACAGGATTCATTTTAAGTATTTCATTTAAACCATAACCAATTGGTTTAATATTTTCTTTTACTGATATATCCGAAACGGGTGCTGATAAATTACCACTTGAATCAGCTAATACTGCCCTACTACCTGCTGCAGCTAAATTATTTATTGTAATAATTCCATTGGGATTGATTCTCATTCGTTCTGCTCCATTATTTTCAAATGCAAAATTACCACCAGCAGCAGCCAAATTGGTCATAATAAAATCTGTACCTGTTTGGAACAAATAAGATTTTGCGACATCTCCAGTTTTAAATGCTAATAATGCAGTTGATGTACCATTAATTTCTACTACCTTTCTATTTGCAGTTGCATAATTTATTGTTGATGTACCAATACCTAAATCACCCCCCGATGTGATTCTCATTCGTTCAACTGCAGTAGAATTTGTAGCAAAAATTAATGCATTTTCAGAACCAATGTTCATATTAGTTGCATCATTATACAAATAACCTATTGGAGTTGTACTGCTATTAAATGTTAATTGTCCTTTAGTTGTACTATTGCCTCCTATTGTTAAAGTTGCATAACCACCTG